GACAGGCATTTTCTCAAACTCTTCATTTACAGATTGAGATTGCTTTTGGATAGCATTCAAAGCATCTTGCGCCGTAAGTTTCCCTTCCAGCATTCTTTGCCTGAGTTGATCGGTTGAAATACCAAGCCCGGCTGCTATTTGCCTCGCCAATTCTGGCATCTGCTCGAGAATGGAATTAAATTCCTCCGCGCGAACAATACCACCGGAAATTGACTGCCCAAATTGGCGTAGCGCATTTGCCATTTCCTCTGTCGAGGCTCCACCAATGGTACCGATTTTTTGCAGAGTTGAGGTTAGCCCAAGAATTTGTGCGTTAGTCGCCCCAGCTGCCTTTAGCGATGTGGTCAACGACTCCCATAGCCGTTCAGTCTCGGATAAGCTATTACCAGTCTGGGAAGCGATTGATGATAGCGTCTTCATTGTCTCACGCGCTGCATCAATGCTCGGGCTTAGTCGCGCTATCCTCGCTTCTAATGTGACCATTTCATCGCCAATTGCGATCAGGCGTTTTGCTGCATCAATCGTAAATGCGGAAGCAATTGCTATACCTACTTTATTTAATGCCCCCTCGAAGCGACTCACAGATCCAGATGCGCGGTCGAAATTGGAACCCATCTTATCAAGACGATCATTTACTTTTCGCTGCGACTCAATAAAGTTGGCTACATCCATTTGAACTTGATAAACAATATTCCCAACTTGCTCGCTACTGGACATGCTTTTCTCCGGGCATAAAAAAACCCGCCGAAGCGGGTCGCGTTATTTGCAGGCCTTTTGCCCTAAATAATACGCTATCGAATTATCGACAATAGGGGCCATATTTTTGTCTGGAACTGAAGATTTCATACCCTCAAGGGTATCTCCAGACCCAAGATACTTAACCGTCCAGGCTGAGCAGTCATATTGACGCTTAGAATAGGAAATGCCTGACGATCCCTCTCTCTTCGTGGTGATGGTTGCAATGCGGCCATTTAGGTCTTGCTCGAGAATCGTGTAATTAGCCTTAGAATCAGTTGGTATCGAAATCTGTGTTGCTGCCGAAACGCCGAATGAGGTAAGCATTATCAATGCCACAACTGCCCTTTTCATATCGCTATCTCCATTGGTAAAAGTGGAATCATCCTACCCAGGAATAGCACAGGCGCAACGGCAAACGCTGATTTATTGATCTCAATACGATAGCGACGAAAAAACCCGCAGTTAAGCGGGTTAGTTTGGTTAATTGTCTGTTACGCCAGTAAGTTGGCGAGTCGCTCAGACAATTCTTCCTTCGGCATTACCACCAGCCCTTTGCTTTTGGCAAAGCTGACGAAACCGGCCAAGCTCATGACGACCTGGTCTTCTTGCAGCGGGAGCGTCCCCTGCACCATTCCTTTTTCGTCAAGGTATAACAGCACCCTGCTCGCACTGCGCGGTGGCGTTGAAACAGGCACAGGCGTGAACATCGGCTCGCGCGGCAATAGCTCGCCCTCAAGCGCCAGCTTGTGAACATACTCGACCGCCAGTGGCAGTTGTTCCAGCGTTAAATCCTCAATGCTCTGGACAGCAAACTGTTGGTGGATTAGAGCGTAGGCTTCCGGGTACATCATGTGCTTTTTGCTGACCAGCATGTTAACGGCATCGCGCAGTTGAGTGCGTTCATCGACAGATGTCTTTTTACGCGGCCTCGTTACCTGTCCCTTCGTCCAGTATTCATAGAGAACGTCGTCGCATTCATCCTGATAGCGGATCACACGATTGCGGATTTCCGGCTTCACCTTGTTCGGGCTGATAGTGTTCAACCAAGCGGCCAGCTTACGCAGGGCAAGGCAGATCATTGAGCGTGATTTGCCATCTGCGGCAACCATTGTGATTTCCACAACGGTTGATTTGAAGCGTTGTTTAAGCTTCGTAAACTGCGACGCCCAATCCATACCCATTCCATCAATAATTGGTCGCATCGGGGTATACGGTTCACCATTGTGATTGACAACATACAGTTCTGAGCCGTGGAATGGGACGTTGATGGTGCAGCATTGTTGGGTCAGTGTTAAACTTGTCATGTCGATATTTCCTTGCGTGGATTATTTCGATAAAGAGGCCTCGTCAGTTACAGCTGCCGGGGCTTCGTCCTTTTAGTGCGCCCTACCACTCCATGCAGCCAGATGTATTTACCCTTCCAACCTTGGGGTCAAATTCAAGATTTAGCAGGCGAAAGTCACTAATGTCTGCTAGTGATTTTGTGGCTCGCATTTTGTCACCCTTAGTATTTAAGTGTCATGAAGTATCATGTATAGTGGATGTTATGGCTCAAACCCAACCGTGTCAATACACTTCAATACTAAATATGACTAAACATGATGATATTGCCTCTCGCATGATTGAACGGCGCGCCCAGCTTGGCTGGTCGCAGGAGCAGCTCTCAAAAGAATCGGGCGTAGCCGCTGCTCAAATCTCACGTTATGAAGCCAGGATTAACAAACCGCGGGCAAACGTAATCGCCAAGCTGGCAAAGGCATTATTAGTGCCTTTTGCGTGGCTTGCGAATGGTGAAACTTCAGAATTTGATATTGCTGCGGCCCCCAAGGGATTCTTAGATTTCGTAGTCCAAATGCCTGAAGATTTGGCTTTAAGAATAAAAGAAGCAGCCGCAAAAATGGGGGTTTCTGAAGAACAGTTCATAATCGACGCTCTTGATAGTGCCTATGACTCCGACAAAAAAAAGTAAAAAACCACCTGAACGGACTGCTTCTCCGCAGGTCTTCTCCCGGAGCGCGATTTAAACCTCTCTTTTGGTAAAAACCCCTCGAGGAGGAAGTCGTGACATTCGACGTCTTCATCTCTTGGATTCTGACTGGGGATGGGTGCTTTATTGGCTCTATCCATTCTGCACCGCCCTTCTCGCAGCCTGTTTCTCCAGGAAGTCATCAGCAACAGCATCATACTCTTCCCGGGTAAAGCCCTTCTGATTAGGGTATTTAGCGGCGAGTAGCAGCTGAAACTTCGTCATTGTCAGACTGGCGGCTTCCGCCTCACTCATGCCAAAGTGCGCCTGCGCAGCGACTATATAATCGATCGCCCGAAATTCGTTGGTAGCCTCGTTCGTTTCATTGCGCTGCAGCTGGCGAACCTTCGCCTTACCGACCACTCCATGCTGCATCAGATGCCGGGCAAAGATAATAATTTCGTCTTTTGGCATCAGGCCCGGCTGATATGCGATCCGGCCATCTTCTTCGACCCACTCCCCAATTGCATCGGTAAGGTCATCATCACAGCACGCCTGCAATACCAGCATTGACGCTAAGAGCTGGTTGTCATTTGCAACGTTAAAAGATGGCACCATCCAGTCAGGTATCACCTTAAATCCGGTTTCGCAGGTGGCTAAGAGCTTCTGGAGTTCGCTTCCATGAATTTGCGCATAGATGCTCACAATCTCGCCAGGGTTACCAAGCCCCATCATTGCTGAAAGCGATGGTCGCAGCAGGTAGTCCTTCCCGCCCTCCCGGCAGTCACTAATGGCAACCTCGCCAATTTCTTTCATGGCTACTACTGTCATGTTTCACCCAAGGTAATGGTCATTATCAAGGGCAGCCGCGGCCACCCTTTGGAATGGCCGTTAGTTGACGGTGAGGGTATTTGCCGTCGAGGTGATGGTGGTACCGTTGTAGTCGGTCACTTTCACCTGGCGCACGCCGTTATCAGCTGTGGTTGCGTTATCAAAATCGATGGTCGTGGTGCTGGTCGATAATCCGGTATGGATGCCGTTTTTGTACCAGTCATATTTGTACGGAGCCACGCCACCACTAACCTGCACACCAAGCTCGAAGTCATCACCTACAGCTGCAGTCTTGGTTGATGGCAGATCCGCAACGAATACCAGCGCGGTCGCGGCGGAATTGTCGATGACCTCGATCGTGCTTGCGTCACCCACTTTGAACTCCGTGGAGAACGTGACGATGTCGTTTGTCCCGCCATCAGACGAAAGGCCGGTAGTAACCATATAACCAATGAAGGTTACCGGCCCGTAAGGCATACGCACCCAGATACCTGGCTGGCGACGAGCTTTTAGCTCCGTGGAGAAATTAACAATGAAACGCCCAATGCCATACTGATCCAGCTTATCCTTTTTGCGCACCTCTCCTTCAAAGCTAATGGTGAAGTCGCTGTTGGTGATGATGGATTCGACGAAACCGCCACCATCATCTGCATCAGATGTCACCGCGTTGGGGTTGAAGTCGAAGCCTTTTGACGTACCAGCAGCCAGCGACTTCCAATCAGTCTCCAGCGGTTTGACATCCGGGCAGCCATCGGCGACTTCCAGTACGATCGCCCCACCGAACAGGCGTTCGTTCGAGTTCTGGCAATTAGCCATAGAAACTTCCTCTTTGACGTATAAAAAAGAAAACCCGCCGGAGCGGGTCTATATGGTTGTTTTGGCTATTCGCCGTAGGTACAGGCGAACTGTAGTCGGAAGACTAACCGACCTTCTGCCGTCAGCACCGGCGCGGGGATGGCGCCCATGTTCTGGATGTAACCGACACACTCGTCTGCAATTGGGTTGGCCTGGACGTAATCGACTATCCGTTGCACAGCGTTGAGCGCATCCCCCCGCTTATCCTTCGCGCCGATCACATCGACGAGGACGTGATATTCAGCGCCGAGATCATGACGGATGTTCGAACCACCGTTTGGCCTGAACACCATCACGGCTTGTGTCAGATCTCCCGGGTCGTCGTACATCAACTTCTGCACCGTGAATCCGGCCGTCAGGCCAGCATCACCGAACATGTTGCGCACCCGTTCGTGCATAAGGGGCGTCATAGCGACATCTCCTTGGCGATCACCGCGTCGATTTGCCTGCGGGTATCCTCAAAGCCTTTGGTCAGAAATTCTTTCCTCGCTGTGGCACGGCGGAAGGTCTGCGGCACATTCGGATCGTGAACATACATCGCGTAATTAGCGGAGTAGCCCACACGCCCGGTAACCCGATTGCCATTCACGGTTATGTCGCGGAACTGGCTGTTCAGCAACGTTGAAGTGTCGATCGGCGTATAAAGCGCGGCCTGAGAGCCACCGATTATCAGCGCTGACTGCACAGCCCTTACTACCTTTCGACCCTGAATATCACCGATAAGGGCGTTGAGGTTTTTCTGAGCCTGGCTGATGCCCTTCACTTTTATGCCCATAATTACACTCCCGTCAGGATGGCGAAATCGTCCGCCAGACGCTCGAACGTGTCGGCGTAGCGGATAACCTGCTGCACCTCGTCAGCGCCAGCAGCAACAGGATCTGCGTCGGTAGATTCACCAATCAACAGGTAATCACCTGCAGCCGCCAGAGAGAATTCGGTCCACACGGTGTTCTTCACGACGATTTCAGCGCCCATGCTACCAATACGCTTTGACAGACCGCCCTCATAATCGACCATGATGATGACCGGCGCGGCATACCCGTTTATGGGATCGCCGTTTTCGTCCCTACCGCCAGCACCCTTGCGCCATATCGTGGCTTTTGCGGTGTAACTCCAGTTCGCTACCGATGACATCAGCCCTCCTTCCAGCGCAGTACCTTCGCGCCTGTCGCCCGGATGCGCTCACAGTTGATGTGCCACTCGCCGTCCGATTTAACGTACCCGGTAGTCTCCCGCCCGGTGTCGGTCATCACCCAGACGCGAGTGAATGAACGAGGCAGCCGGACGCTAACGGATATCCACGTCATCAGCAGCCCCCTACCACCATGAACAGGCCCACGCTGTTACCGGCGCTGATCGGCAACTCTCCGGTGCAACCGCTGGTATCGAGCCTGGCCAGCGAGTCGCGCAGCCAGGTGATTCCATCGTCGCCGTACTCAAACGAGCGTGAGGCGCCGGGCGGTGCCCCTTGAGATTTGATGCGGCGCGCGCCCGAGGACGTCGCCATCAGCGCGGCGGCGTACATCAGGATCAGCTTTGCGGTGCAGTCGTCGTACCCGGCCCCGTCGAGACAGGGTATGATTTTGTTCACCGAGCAAAGAATCGGATCCATCAGCGCGCCCGGGATGCTGAAGCCCAATTCACCGAGGAACGCCTGCACGTCTGCCGCTGAGATTGGGTCAGCCATGGTTAATTACCTTTGGTTTGTTCATCCAGCTCATCGCGGGACTTGGATGGGTTATCGAACTCTCGAAGTGCCATGGTTATTTCGCCTTCTTCTTGGAGGCCTGCTCTGCCTGCTCTGCCTGCTCTGCCTGCTCTGCAGGAATATTGCCCGGAGTGGCTACTTCAAGCGCCTGCTCATCGACTTCACCGACAACCGACACCCGGCCAGCGAACGCTGGAGGGATATCCACCGCAACGAACTCATGACCTACCGGCAGTTGCTGGAACACACCATCAATCGTGCCCCAGCATCCCGTTTTCTCGACTTTTAACTTTTTCATGCTCTCTCCTGAAGAAAAGGGGCCGAAGCCCCTTAACCCTGTGCGTTGAACACTTTTGAACGACCGTTGAAGTCGCGCTTAATCTGCAGACCGACAGCACTCCAGACCAGAGTGTTGTAGTTGTCGAACGGATTCTGACGCGGGATCATGAAGGTGCCCACCGGCGCAGCGATGCGCGTCTTGATGTACTGGGAGTTGCGCACGTACGCGATGAAGTGGTTACCGGTCAGCTTAAAGGTCTGGTTAACAGACTCAATGCGGCCGTAGCGCAGGATATACTCCAGCACGGTGCCTTCTTTGAAGCCGGCAGCGGAGGAATACGGCTTGCTCAGGTTGCGCATGATGTCTGGCGACACCCACACCTTCACCTTCTCCTGCACGTAGTTATCGTCCAGGAGCTTCGCGAACGGGCCGGTGAAGAACGCTAC